CCAAAAGTATTAGTTGAATATCCTATTGAATATATTGATCGTCCTGATAGAACAAAAGCATTACAAAAATTAGGGTTAGATCCAAATAAAAAACACATTTTACATATCGGTTTATTTACACCTCGTAAAAATCAAGCTGAATTTTTTGAATACGCTCGAATGCTTCCTGAATATGAATTTCATTGTGTAGGTAATCAAGCAAGTAATTTTGAACATTATTGGAAACCATTAATGGAAAATAAACCAAATAATGTTACATGGTGGAATGAGAGAACAGATGTAGATAATTTCTACCAATCAATGGATTTATTTTTATTTACCTCTAGAGGTAGTGCTCACGATAAAGAAACTATGCCTTTAGTAATTCGTGAAGCATTATCATATCAAATTCCTCAATTATTATATAATTTAGAAGTTTACCAAAACTATTTTGATAAATATGACAATGTAAATTATTTAGATTTTAATGATAAAGAAAAAAATAAAAAATTAATAGAACAACACCTTTCAGGGAATACAGAAATTACACCATCTGAAGAAGCTTATGTAGTATGTACATATCCTGTAACAGATGCTATTGTACAAACTACTAAAGATTGTATTAATTCATTAAAACGAGATGGAAGAAAAATTATAATTTCATCTCATGCTCCTGTACCTAAAGACCTACAGGAAATGGCTGATTATGTATTTTATGATTCTAATAATATTTTAACTAAACATACTTTTTATTCTAGTTTCTTTACTAGTAATGATATGTATAAAGCTCATCTTAATTTAAAAGGTGAAGATAACGATATATATCATGGTCCTGCTTGTTATACTAGCTTTAGAAACCCAGCGACATTTGCTAAAAGTTTAGGCATTAATAAACTTCATTTTGTTAATTACGATTATATCCTAAAAGATGAAGACTATATTAATTACATCTCAGAAATTTTAAATACAAACGATTTATACATATTTCTTTAGTGCAACTCCAAATGCAATACTAAGACAAACCCCTGATATCCAATCAGCTCAAGCTTATGATAATTTAATGGTAACTTGTGGTTCTGAATCTAATGGTATTGAAAATATGTATTACCATTTATTTAAAGACTATCCAAATAATCATATTGAACCTAGAGAAAAATTCGAATCTGATGCTGAAAAATATTTTGATTTTGAAGATTACTCAATGGTTGAATACTATACAATTTTACCTTCAAATGTTCCTGGTAGATTCTGTCCTTGGATTACAATTTCAAATGCTAAAGAAAGTAAATTAATCCATTATACTGTAAAAAGAAATGATGAATTAATCATCGATAGAAATCTAGAAGTTACAGGCAAATATTATTTCTGGGATATGGTTCCTTATTCACTGGATGATAATACCACAGTAACATTCCATATCACAGATCTTAATACAGGAGATTTTATTAAAGAGCATAAATTTGAATTGAATAAAGATTATTTCTTAAATAAAATGCCTAATAATGGTACATTTGAATGGAAACAAGATGCTAGTCAATTTGCTAGAAAACCAAAAGTAAAGCTAATGCATTTAGTTACTGAACCTGAAACTAATGAAAAAGAAATACATTCAATAGAAAGTGTAAAAGAATTTTGTGAATTAACAGGTATCACTTATGAGCAAAGAATAAATGAAATTTGGAAAACTACACCCCCAACAGATAATTGTAATAGACCATTTGATGTTCAGGATAAACCCGGATATTATAAATTAGCCCCAGGACATTATGGTTGTTTCTTAGCTCATAAAAACGCAATGTTAGCACATGATAATGATGAATATGACTATGTATTGATATTTGAAGGTGACGTTATTATAGACACCCCTATTAGTGAATTATATAATAAATTAATTGAATTTAATCAAACAGCAATTAAAACGGATATGGATATTATTGGATTTGGTAATCCAACAGATGCTAGAAATTTAAATGGCCCTAAAATAGACGATATTCATACAGATGTAACTCCATTTGTTCCAGCTCAATCTTATTTAATTACAAGAACTAAATTAGCAGGTATTAGAGAAAAATTAAATACATTACCTTGGGATGCTTTTGATTTATGGGTATGTAATGTAGCTAAACTAAGAGTAGGAACCGCTGATAAAATTTATACAAAACACCTCCCAGGTTTTAGTATTATAGAACAAGAATTTAAAGGAATGGATGAAAATAGTCCTGAAATATACGCGAAATGAAAATAGCACAAATACACCCAGGATGTGGAATACCCGTACCTCCCCCAGCATGGGGAGCAATTGAAAAAATTGTATGGGAATTTATATGTAATCTTAAAGAATTAGGCCATGAAGTAGATTTAATGTGGTCTCAGGATGTTAAAAAAGGAGACTATGATATAGTACATTGTCATGTAGCCAATTTAGCTATTCAGTTGGCTGAACGAGGTATACCTTATGTTTATCAATTACATGACCATCATGCTTATCATTATGGAAAAGAATCTCGCGTATTTAAAGAAAATTTAAAAGCTATTGAAGGCTCTCAAATAGCATTAATGCCTGCTAAGTTCTTAGTTAAATATTTTGACCACCCCAAATGTGTTTATTTTTCTCATGGGGTAAATGATAAAGAATTCTATCCTATTGTTAAATCTCACCCATTAAATAACCCAAAATTATTAATGATTGCTAATAATGGATTAGCAGGAGATTCTAAATTTGATAGAAAAGGATTTACTTATGGTTTAGGGTTAGCTATGATGAATAACTTAGAAATTACAATAGCTGGTCCTTCAAATAATAAAGAGTTTTTTAATGGTCATTTATGGATGTTAAATTATCCAAAATTAAATTTGGTTTTTGACACTCCTAATACTAAATTATTAGAACTTTATCATGATCACGATATATTTGTTCATCCTACTATGTTAGAAGCAGGACATCCTAACTTAACAATGATTGAAGCAGCAGCTGCTGGTTTACCTATTATTGCTGATTGGGAATATAATACTGATTTCCATGGTGCTTGGAGAGCTCCTCGTAATGTATTTGAAATGGATAGAGGATTAAAAGATATACTTTCAAATTGGGAACAATATAGAAAAAAAGTCATAGTAACAGGACATGAATTATCATGGTATAATCGTTCTAAAGAAATAATTAAAATATATAACTCATATGCCTTATAGTTACGGAGAATTTAAACAAGAAGTTAAACAACACATATTAACTACTTTACCTAAATCAGCAAAAATTTTAGATGTAGGGCCGGGATGTGGTACTTATTCCCATTTATTAAGAGAATTTGGATATTCTATAGATTGTGTTGAGGTATGGGAACCATATATCCATCAATTTAATTTAAAGCAACATTATGATAATGTTTATTTAAGTAATGTTATGGATTTTGATATTGCTCCTTATGATTATATTATAATGGGGGATATATTAGAACACCTTTCATCTAAAGATGCTATTATCTTTTTAAAGAAAATAGAAACTAATAATCAAAAATGTTTAGTAGCAGTACCATATGAATATGAACAAGAAGAATACGAAGGTAACACATTTGAAATCCACCTCCAACCAGACTTAACTCCCCAAATAATGAAATCTAGATATTCAAATCTAGAGTTACTTTATGGAGATGAAAAATATGGATATTATATTAATTATACTTTAAATATGAAAGAAGTTTTAATCCAAAATTACAACAATTTACAACAATTAAATTTACCATTTAAAACTGCTAAAAATACATTTACAACTAATTTTATTGGTGGTGCTAGATTAACAATCAATGGTGAAAAAAATTGTAAATATAAAGTTCTATTTATAGATAGAAAAACAAACGATACAATTTACGAAACAGAAATTAGTAATAATATGTGGACTTCTCCTAATATTAAATATTTTAAAGATTGGAGAATAGAAGCATACAACACAGAAACAAATGAATTAGAATTCTCAGAAAATTATAGTGCTAAAGGCAAACGAGTATATATTCATTTAGAATCTAATGCTATTGGGGACACATTAGCATGGTTTCCTCATGTAGATGAATTTAGAAAAAAACACCAATGTGAACTTATAGTATCTACTTTCCATAATGAATGGTTTAAAAACGAATATCCTGAAATTGAATTTATAGAACCCGGAACTGAAGTATTTGATTTGTACGCTATGTATAATATTGGTTGGTTTTATGATGAAAACCGAGAAGTAGTAACAAGTAAAATTCCAATTGATTTTAAAAAATATCCTTTAGGACAAACTACTACTGAAATATTAGGATTAAAATATAAAGAACTTAAACCTAGAATTACAATACCTAATAAAGGAAAACAAATTGACGGTAAATATGTAGTTATTGCCCCTCATGGTTCAGCACATGCTAAATATTGGAATTATCCGGGGGGATGGCAAGCAATAGTTGATTATTTAAAAGATCAAGGATATAAAGTAGTAATGATTACTAAAGAACGTTTGGGTGATGATTGGCATGATTCTAAATTAGGAGGTACTTTAAAAGGTGTAATTGATAAAACCGGTGATTATCCTATTGAAGACAGAATGGTTGATATTAAACACGCAGATGCTTTTATAGGTATAGGTAGTGGATTATCATGGTTATCATGGGCTGTAGGTACTAAAGTAGTTCTTATTTCTGGATTTAGCGAACCATACAGTGAATTTTTAGATTGTGAGCGCGTATTTAATTACGATGAAAATGTATGTACTGGGTGTTTTAATAAAGAATGGTTAAACCCAGGTGATTGGGAATGGTGCCCTAGTCATAAAGATACAGATAGACATTTTGAATGTACTAAAACAATAACCCCAGAAAGAGTAATTGAATCAATTAATAGAATTTTATAATTTTAAAAAAAAAACTAATATTTATTATGGACAAAATATTTCTAACACAAGAAGAATTAAAAACAGTAGGTGAATTAAATTCTCAAAGAGCAGACTTAATTTCAAAATTTGGAGCAATTGAATTTCAAATTCAAACTTTAGAATTAGAAAAAGATAAACTTACAGAAAATTTAACCACCTTAAATAATAAAAGCATTTCTTTAGGAGAAGAATTGCAGAAAAAATATGGTGATAGTATCTCCCGGTGTATTAGCAAGAGAAAATGATTCATCTTTTGTTACACAGCAACCAGTAACCGTTGGTGCTGCTATCATCGGTCCAACAGTAAAAGGACCTGTAGAAATACCAACAGTGGTTACATCATACAGTGATTATCAATCAAGATTCGGAACAACATTAGATAGTGGAAGTGATACTTACACTTACTTTACTTCTATTGCTGCTTACAACTATTTCAACAATGGGGGTGAGTCATTATTAGTAGCTAGAGTAGTTACCGGTTCATTTACTGCTGCTTCTACAGTAGGAGATCAAGCTCCAAGTAGTTCAGCTACCTCAGGTTCATTTATTCTTGAAACTTTAGGTGAAGGTGTTATTATGAATTCTTCATCTAGTTTAGATGTTTCAGGATCTTTAGAAAGTGGTTCAGTTAATAATGTTAGATGGGAAATTACAAACCCTTCAACATCATCAGGTACTTTTGATTTATTAGTTAGAAGAGGTGATGATAGTACAAATAATAAAATTGTACTTGAAACTTGGACTGGTTTATCATTAGATCCAGCAGCAGATAATTTTATATCTAGAGTAATTGGTGATCAGGTTGAGAATTATAATGTAACTAAAAATCAAATTGATATAACAGGTTCATTTAGAAACGCTTCTCGTTATATAAGAGTAAAAGAAGTAGTTGAACCAACGTTAAACTATTTTGATAATAACGGTATTGCTAAAACAGCACTTACTCCATTAATCCCATTAGCATCAAGTGGTTCATTTAAGTCTGCTACAGGTGATGTTAAAGGAGGAGCTAATTTCTATGATACTATTGAAGCAGATAATACTCAAGGATTAGATGGTGGTAATTATACTAACATGATTAGTTTATTATCTAACCAAGATGAATATGTTTATAATGCATTAATGACACCTGGTTTATTTAATTCAGGACATGCTTCACAGTGTACTAGTTTAATTAATAATACACAAACAAGAGGAGATGCATTATTGATATTAGATTTAGTACCTTACAATTCAACAGTAACAGCTGTAAATTCACAAGCTGCTTCTAGAAACACTTCATATGCTGCTTCATATTGGCCATGGTGTCAAGTAATTGATCCTGACTTAGGTAAGCAAGTATGGGTACCAGCATCAACCGTTGTAGGTGGTGTATATGCGTATAATGACAGTGTAAGTGAGCCATGGTTCGCTCCCGCAGGTATTAATAGAGGCGGTTTAGGACAAGTAATTCGCGCAGAACAAAAACTAAACTCATCACAAAGAGATACATTATACACTGGTAAAGTAAATCCAATAGCAACATTCCCGGGAACTGGAGTTGTAGTATACGGACAAAAAACACTACAAACTAGAGCAAGTGCTTTAGATAGAGTAAATGTTAGAAGATTATTAATTCAACTTAAATCATATATTTCTCAAGTTGGTCAAACTTTAGTATTTGAACAAAATACAATTGCTACAAGAAATAATTTCTTAGCACAAGTAAACCCATACTTAGAATCAGTACAACAAAGACAAGGATTGTATGCATTTAAAGTAATTATGGATGACACTAACAACACACCAGATGTGATTGATAGAAATCAGTTAATTGGTCAAATTTTCATTCAACCAACCAAAACAGCTGAATTTATTTACCTTGACTTTAATGTCTTACCTACAGGTGCTACATTCCCTGCATAAAAGATAAAAAGTTGAATATTTATAATAAAATAAAATAATAGCAAAATAAAATGGCAGTATTAGATCCAAACGAAATATTTTTCACGGCATTTGAGCCAAAACAATCCAATAGATTTGTATTGTATATAGACGGATTCCCATCGTACTTACTTAAATCGGTAGGAGCAGTTAATGTATCACAAGGAACAGTTCCTTTAAATCATATTAACGTACAACGTTTCGTTAAAGGTAAAACAACATGGGGTCCTATTCAGTTTACATTATTTGATCCTATTACTCCTTCAGGTGCTCAAGCTGCTATTGAATGGTTAAGATTACACCACGAATCAGTAACAGGTAGAGATGGTTATTCTGATTTCTACAAGAAAGATTTAACATTTAACGTATTAGGTCCTGTAGGTGATATCGTTTCTGAATGGATAATTAAAGGAGCTTTAATTACTGAAATTAATTGGGGTGATTATAACTGGGATGATGATGGTACAGCTATTAACATTCAGGTAACTGTACAACCAGATTACTGTGTATTGAATTTCTAAAAAAGAAAACAAATATTTTTAAGAAGAGCTTGGCTATGTCAAGCTCTTTTTTTATGTTCATATTTATAATCACAACAAAAGTTATTAATAAATAAAAATTATGGCCGAATTTAAAATTCCCACAGAAACAGTAGATTTACCCTCAAAAGGTTTACTGTATCCAAAAGATTCTCCATTAGCAGAAGGTAAACTTGAGTTAAAATACATGACTGCTAAAGAAGAAGACATCCTTACAAATCAAAATTACATTAGACAGGGTACAGTAATTGATAAATTATTGCAATCTTTAATTGTAACAAAAATTAACTATAATGATTTATTAGTTGGTGATAAAAATGCAATTATGGTAGCTGCTCGTATTTTATCATATGGAGCAAAATATAATTTTAATTATGATGGTGTAGAACAAGAAATTGATTTATCTACTTTTGAAAATAAACCTTTAAGTGAAGATTTTTTACAATCTGAATCTAATAATTTTTCCTTTACTTTACCCCATTCAGGAAATGTAATTACTTTTAAATTATTATCTCATGGAGATGATGGTAAAATAGATAATGAATTAAAAGGGTTAAAAAAATTAAAAAAAGAAGGAACTAGTGATGTAACTGTAAGATTAGCTTATAT